TTCTTCTTCTTCTTCTGATTTTACCTTATTATTTCCATCTTCCGGATGCTTCTCTTTTCTCTCCGCGTCTTCCTTTACAACCGGGAAATATCTCCTCTTTACATTCTGTGATTGAAGAAACCTCTTGCCGTGATGGTGTATTGTCGAAAGTAAGCTCATGAAAGAATCATATTTGAATGAGCACACCACGTTATCCTCGCCAAACTCGATGCTATACCACCAAAATGCCGGAATAAATAGCAATTGTCCCTTTTGAATAGTGACTTCCAAACATTTTATTTTCTCAAAATCACCCACATATTCTTCTTGCACGCTCCATGGATCAACCGGACTGCGAAACTCAAAGTTGTGATAATCCTTGTATGGATGTAAATATTTCGACGACTTAGGAGGTGCCAGTTTCACTTTCGCAACGCCAGATGCCACATAAAAGTAATTGCGATAATGAATGTCATATGTAAACGGTGTGTGCGCACCGATTGACCCACTTAGATAATCGTAGTGTGTACACGCCAGTAAATACGGTCGAAGGAACGAATCCGCGTCAGCATACGTTTTCGCCAACCCCGTTTCATGCAAAAAAGGGGCGTTGGAGGCAATCATGTATTGTTTTTGGGTGTCTTTCGACATCACATCCAACGCATTCTTCCATCGCAGGGGCACGTACAAATCGCCCGGTTCGCCCGTAACCTCCTTGACGTTTCGAATATACACATCAAACGCTTGGTATGTATTGGTAATATTCGACCGCGCACACGCACGTTCCAAAGCATCGTTCGCAAAGTCCATTCGCATGGGTTGTCGCAAATCACACACCTCCTCCAACTTCACTTTCGAAGGTTGTTCAATATCAAATATTTCCAAATCATCGCTTGTCTTCATGTGGAAATATACGTGCAAATATAAAAAAAGTGTCATACAAAATATAAGCATTACAAGAATAAATTTCATTTCTACCTCTATCTCTTCCTTACAATAAATTTACGTATTCCTTACACATTACCTAGAACTCGTCCTCATCATCCACACGCGGTGCCAAACAGAATGTCACATAACTTTCCCCTTCCAATTTGAATCGCCCTTCCATGGGCCGGTTCTCACTAAAGGCCATTACAAATTCTTCATCGAGTTTGCTAAACAAGCACATCATCGAAATAAACTTCAAGCTATACGATTGTTTCAGCGTAGTGTCCTCCGCAACCGCATACTCAACAACATCATCGAAACTGACGTTCACTTTCATAGATCCTTCCGAACCACTAGAGAGAAACGTGACCCGTTCTTCTGTAAATGTGAGTGCTAGTTTATCATCAAATATTTGAAGTTGCGAGATTAGTTCGCAAAACTTCTTGCTCGGCATTACCAAATCCACATCACTATCCGGGTTTCCCAATTCCAAAAGTTGCTCTTCAATCTCCATCAATGGCAGCTCAAAATATTTATTCAAACACTTTGCTTCGTTGTTTCCCGTAAATGTGATTTCAAGAGTATCGCCGCCCGCCGATGCTTCCAGTTCAATGGTCTGTCCATCGCGACGCGTCCCAAGCACTCTTTGAAACACATGCGTATTAATACCCAATGACGCAACATCGGTTTCCTTATTATATTCATAATCGTCAAACCATTCCCGCGTCAATCGACTCTCGAAACAACTACAGTGGCTCGATTCCATTCCTTGCATGTACAATCCTTCTTCGCTAATGTACAAGACTACGTGATCTGAAAATGCCTTTAGATTCTGGAAAATCACGGAAAACTGCGAGATTTTATCTTGATTGCTCAATATCAACTTCATTGTGCTTGATATTGGGTCTCAATTATATTTTATATCAATTTTTATTGAATTAATTTTTTGCGATTTTGATTACCGTTCTTGCGTGTTCCACTATACTTCCTCTTGCGTCGTTTTCTCGTTCCGCCGAAGCGTTCCACGCGAAATGTTGTGATGATACTAACATCACCACTATTTACACGTTTATAAAGATTGGGTGAACTATCTTGTGATTTGGGCAGACTAGATACTAATTCTTCTGTGAGCAAAAACTTCTTATCGATTCCATACTCAGTAATAATGGATCCCCTATCTGGATGTCCAGAATTATGAATTTCAATACGTCCACCCGGTGCTCTTTTCATGAATTTGCATCCATTTTTCTCCGAACGTTCATATGCTCGTGTATCGAATTTTTTACCCTCCTTTTTCTCTCTTTGAGTCCCGGATTCGTTAGTTGTTTCACATTTATATTTAACACCCTTGTCACATAGTTCTTTGTGTTGATATATATACACACCTATCCACTTTTTATCTTGTGTCATTTTCACATATTTTGAGTAAGGATTGCGTGGTCCACTTGCTGTTGTTGGAATATATAAACTAATAGGCGATAACTCGTATCCTTTTAAGTATTTGTTTATTGATTTTTTTATAGTATCTGATTTAAACAAAGAAGATCCAATAATTTCGGTAGAAACAAGATTTTCAAAACCGTTAATATGATCGTATTCTTTTAAATTTAAAATCTTTAGAATTTCCTGATACACAATGGATTTCTCACGTGCGATTCCTCCATCGACCGACAAAAAAATCTTTGGAAAATTAGGATCTGCACTAGATAACATGTTAATAAGGTTTTTGGTCCAATATGTTTTACCTGATGCACTTGGTCCAAATCCCATAATTAATCTTGGATTTTTGGATGTTATCTCACTTGTAGACATTTTAATCTTTTTACTATCTTCACTCCAAATACCAGTTAAGTTCTTTCCTTCTTCAATATTAAATTTCATTATTATGTTTTTGTCTACTTTGATAATACTTGCTGCTAACAATCGTAACATGTAAGCAGTCGATTTTATTTCATTATTGATATGCCATACCAAAAGTGTTTGACAATCCTTCACACATTTCACCCACTTTGGTGTAGAATCTTGTGGATAATTTCCAATTGCTTCTTTAACGACATCGCTTATATCGCTTATATCAAGAGATGTTTTTTCAATCAACTCATTTTTTGTTTTTTCATCTATGTTGACATCTTTCAAATAGTCTTCATTTATCATGATGAATATATAATATTATTCACCATAATATATTCATCGTTAATCTGGTCTTTCCATCGAAACGTTTGTATTCGGACCATCCTCATTTACTTCTTCCTTAATCGGTTCAGTTGTATCAGGAACAATAACCGCAGGCTCGTCCTCATTTCTCTCTTGTGTTGCTGGTTCAGGTTCATCATCTGGTTTCATATCCATCGGGACTTGCTCTTCAATATCAATCCCATTCTTATACTTCATCAATGACATACTAGTTTCCATCGCAAAGGTCTGGATCTTGAGCATCATTTGTTTCAATTCTGATATCTGTTGTTCTAACAGCAATGTTTTATTTCGGAAATACTCCAAATCTTCCTTCGATTCAGTTGCGTTCATTTTCTCTCCAATGGTTGGTTCCGAAACCTTCTCAACAGCAGATTTTTCCAACATTTCCACCCTTTTCATAAGTTCATGTGAAAGGTCCTGCGAAGTTTCTCCAATGTGACTCTCTTTCGAAGCCGTCTCTAATTTGGCAATGCGAACGTTGTGTTGCTGCAGCATTTGGATTGGAGTAATCTGCCGTCCTTGTTGCGGAGGTGCTGCGTTATTGGTTCCTTGTGCTCTTTGCGATGGAACTGGTGCGGGAGCGGGCTGACCCGAACCTCCTCGTCGTCGTTTTGCTGCCGATAGTGCCGCTGCGCCACTCATAATATAGTTAATACGATGTATTCTTTCTTTATTATTTACGCATAGTCATCTTGATGGTATCGTGGCACACATAATCACGCACTTCAAAATCATCCACTTGGTATTTCTCAATATCCGAATGCTTTGCGTTCACCGATATACAGGGGAACTTGTGCGGTTTGCGCTTCATTTGCTCACGTAACGGTTCGATATGATCGTCGTAAATATGGCAATTTCCTAAATGATAATTCAACTCGTATGCTTCCAAATCGCAATGCTTTGCCAATAAGTGTGTCAGGAAGCTGTAAGACGCAATGTTGAACGGCACTCCTAAACCCACATCACCACTGCGTTGGTACAAACTGCACGACAGTCTGTTTCCAGGCAACACATTGAATTGGACCAACACATGGCATGGCGGAAGCGCCATTTCATCAAGTTGACACGGGTTCCACGCTGACATGACAATCCGCCTCGAACTCCGCGTTTCAGGGTCTTTTAGCTGCTCGATCACCCACGCCAACTGATCCACACCCATACCGCTGTAATCCGTATCACACGACTGATAAGGCGCATTGAAGTGTCGCCATTGATGACCATATACCGGTCCCAAATCATTCGTTCGCAGATTTGACAGCCCACGACTATCCAGAAACTCGCGCGATGCGTTTCCGTCCCATATCTTCACATTCTGTTTTTGTAACAACTCATTATCGGTGGAACCGCTCACAAACCACAACAACTCCCTAAGACACGTCTTCCACGCGACCTTTTTCGTAGTAAGGAGCGGGATTGTGCCGCCTTCAAGAGAGAAATGCATCGCGCTACCACACACAGTGAGCGTATCGCCATTACGCCCATTCACTTTCTCTCCAAATTCGAGAATATCACTGATTAAGGAAAGATACTGATGTTCATCGTGGACAAACCTCCCATCTTCGTATGTCTTTGTCTTGACATTCTGAAGAACCCTACTCAGCATATTTTATTATCTACGCCAGTTTTTTTTAATTTCTTTTCATAAATCATATGGACTCTGACTTTATTACCCCACAAGAGAAAGACGGTTTTGTGAAATATCTATTTGACCTTGACGAAGATAACAAACATGAGTTAATCAATTTGGTTCAGTACGCCGTGATTGCGCTTATCCCGATTCTATTAATATTGAAGGCAATCAAGCATTTCATCCCTGAAGAGGACGAAACCAAAGGAAGTTTAGAAATAATGGCAGAAACAATCGGGCAAGTGATATTCATGGTTGGTTCGATTTGGTTCTTGGATCGCATTATTCGCTACATTCCCACATACACCGGCGCCACTTACGGCTCCCTCCATCCTACTTCATTCCTAATTCCGCTGCTGCTTATTCTTTCAACGATGCAGACCAAGTTCGGTGCTAAAATCAACATCCTCTTCGACAGGGCCATCGATGCTTGGAACGGCAAGACTGCGAGTAAAGAACCGCCGCAAACAAATGTTCGCGTATCGCAACCGATTGCCGGTCAGCATCAGCCCAGTCAGGCAGACACTTTAGACACAAACCAATTACTTCCGTCCAACCGGCAACTCACAAGCATGCCCAGTCAGCAGGGCGCCCCCCAGGAAAGCCCGGACTTTAATCAAATGTACCAAAATTCGGTGAATCCGCTCCAGGATGCGGCATCTCCGCCAACCATGGAGCCCATGGCAGCCAACGAAGGCGGTGGCAACATGTTTGGCGGTGCGTGGTAAACCACCTAAAGACAATTCCACCTTACATATAATATCATGTTACGATATGCTATCTTATTCCTTCTTATGGTATCGGGAAATGGATTCATCATGAATGATGAGGAAACGATTGCCACAATCGAATGTGCGCTACGAAGTTCGGGTTTCGCTTGGGCACGCTTGACACCCGCATTGGTAGTGGCATTACCGACACTCGAAGACCTTAAAAATAAAACAAACTGATATAAAAAAAAGTGCCCATTTTGAAACATCATGAACACATTTTTCAAACTATTCGTATCATTACAAATGTTTGTAATTATTACGAACGCGTCATTCGCACACAAAAGCAATGGAATTAGAACGGTTACGCAGTGGAATATTCCCTCAAGTCATTACGTGTGCTTGTGTACACCGACTCACGTTGCTAAATACGATGCTGCTCTAAACGCAACGAATTGGGACAATGTTTGTAGCAACCTTCAAGTATGTTCATGGAACAAACATGAAGTGCTAGTCAGGACGTGGTATCATGACAATTAGTTCGCCATACATCCACATCCACTACCGCCACGCTGCTTCTTGCTCTTTCGGTTCTTCTTGCTCTTCTTGCTCTTCTTGCTCTTCTTGCTCTTCTTGCTCTTCTTGCTCTTCTTGCTCTTGCGAGCCTTCTTCTTGCCACCAACGAGTGCTTCGTCCACAGGGGGTTCATCGCCTCCTATAAACATTTCTTCAGAACCAGGAACATCAGATTCATCCATTATATAATATCACTATAAAATATATTATATAATATAATAATGGCTTCTGTAATGGCATCACTCATTGAAAAGCCAACAATAAAGGTTCTTATTATTTTAGGAAATAGTTTAACCACCACAAAAAGGTCCATTGATTCTAAAGGAAACACAACCTATTCAGGCTTAACGTGGGATGTCTGGGAAAAAATAGAAGATTCGTTAAAGGATAAATACAATTTCGATGTCGAATTTAGTCCGGAAAAATCGACCAACTACAACTTATACATTCGGGATGTCTCGATTGGCAAGTATGACCTAGTGATTGGCTCTTTCATCAACACAAAATGGCGCGAGAGCAAAATAGATTTCACGACTCCAATACTTATTGATGCCAATGCGATTCTACACGAATACAACACGACCCTTTGGGACGATATGAAGACAGTGCTATACAAGACGAGCAAGTTAATATTTTATCTCCTAGTGTTGGGTGTGGTATTTGGCACCCTGCTATATTTTGTAGACCCAAAACGTATCAGATTTCAGAGAACAAAAGAACTAGGTGTTTCCAAGAAAAGCAAGTATCTTTTCTATCTCCGTTCGATTGTGACTGGTATCGCAACCATGTTTGGTGAAATGGGGTTCCTTGCTGAAAACCCTTCGCTTAGTATCCAAGGTATTGTTCTTATAGTGTTCATCATGACGGTTGCGTTCATTTATATCATGTTCATCCAGGCCGAAATAACAACGGTTCTCATCAATCAATCCAAGAACAAAATAACAAACGACACAATTGGACACAAAAAGTTTCTTGGTTGGTCAAGCGATCCGGTACCTCAAAAACTAAAGCGTTACGGAGCAAATGTCGAACTGCAAGAAAATATCAACATGGACCAAATGGTGAAAAAATATCTTAATGATACCGATACATATAGGGGCATTGCCGTTCCCTATTGTTTCGGACACAAGTATCTCAAGCAATACCCAAATCTTACACTATCTACTGGATTCGGAAATGAGCCGTCTGCGTTTGTCGTAAGTCAGCACAAACAACAATTGAAGGAGGATGTAAATGCGGTCATTATCGATTTGAAAACAAGGCTAAAACTTCAACAAATGTGCCAATCGTATTTTGGAGACGTGCAAGACATTCCGGTTTGCTCACTGACATAACCATATCCACCCTTTCCAAATCTGTAAAACTATATCCACGTAAATATGAATATAGTTTTAATACCACAATAACATATACAGATGTATCGATTCGTTCTTAGAATGATACATATGGCAACCCTTGCAAGCGCATTAACACAACCGGTGTCACTTCTGAGCACCCAGGCATTTTTAGAGAGAAATACTAATAAGAAATTCATTACCTTATCTCCCGGTGGCTTGGCCGGGTTTTACATGTTGGGGATTGTCACGTATATTCAAGAGAACTACGACACGTCCGAGTTTGAAATTCTTGGCGCTTCGGCAGGTGCGTGGAATTCGCTTCCCATGGTGTACAAAGGTTCGATCCATGACATAGCCCAGGACATACTATGTAATTATCGACGTATTGCTGGGGAAGATGATGTCACGTCGATTTACCAACTGCAGCACAATATTCAAGAATTAATTACCACACACTATCACGATAACGAATTTGACCTACACAGAATCAACATCGCCACAACGGGGATTTCCAAAAGGGGACTAGAGCAGCTTATTATTTGCGATATATCCACGCTTCATCAAGCAACCGACTCGTGTATTGCCAGTTCACATATTCCCTTTATCACCGGAAAAGTCCCCAGAATAAATGAAAAAAAACTCTACGATGGTGGATTCAAAAAGTTTCCTCCAGAAGAGATGCACCAATCTCTAAATATCACGCCCAATGTATGGGAAAATGCATCCCATGAACATTTTCAGGAGCTTTTAAACATCAAGAATTTGAAAGCATTCGAAGCCTTATACGAGAAAGGTTATGATGACACCAGAATAAACCGCTGGACCCTAGATAAATTTTTCCGAGATTAATTATTCATATGCATGGGTTTGCAACTTCTCAATGTCACGAATCCACATCTCGACCATAACGATTGGCAACCACACGAAGCAACAGAGTAAAGCGGGGACAACCAGTGCACATATACACGTCGACGCGTTGTGTGCGAGTTGTTCCATATCATACGTCCACGCAAAATGCACTGCGTAACAAGTGAATATGGTGATTAGGATACTGTAAGAGTGGAAAAATGCCAGTAGGTAAAACACACAAAGCAGTTCCATTCTTGATAACTTGTATGTATCACCGCAATACGTATCAATTTTTTCATAATATACAATTAATCCTTTTCAATCACGGTCTCTTTCGCAATGCTTTTGATAATTTTATTCTCGTTTGTCCCGCTTGAAACATCGGTCATCACCGACTGGACTAAACGGATATATTCCTCCTTGCCCTTGTCGGTTTCGGCCCATTCTGGATGTTCTTGTTCCCATGCGGATATAGCCTTTCGCTGTTTGTTCGCCACATCATTAATCGCACTACGAAGTTTCGCTTTTCCATTCTCTCTATCCCATTCGTTATTATCCTTGATATACAGGGTTTCACGTTTCATATCGGTACAATGAATTGGACGTTTGAACGTTTCCAACTGTTTCAGTCCATTCACGAAAATAGAGCTCACGCCCTCAATCAATCCATTTGTCTTGGTATAGTTGAGGTCCTCCAACTGAATTTGCAAGGACTCGATGAATTCACTCATATTAATTGCATCGCGACATTTTTCATTAAGAAATACATTGATATTGAATTTGTTATTGTTATTGTTTCCGATTCGCGGTATCATACCTTGGATTATTTTGCTTTGCTCCTTCATCTGCTCCATCATCTCCTCCTTCATCTTTGCATCCTTATCGAAGCCCGAAAGCATCATCTGCATGAGCTCTTTCAGATCGGCGTTCTCCTTCTTGATCTCCGTCATTCCAACTGCTTCCTTCGCATTTGTTATCTGAAGATTCCCGTTTTCCACATTCCCATTACCCGAGGCATCCACCGGGACTAATTCCGCGTTCGTTCCCTCCATCAAGGCGCTACATTTCTTGCGATGGCGCCACAGCCCCGACCGCTGCTTATATGCTCTGCCACAGAACTCGCAGACGTTTTTTTCTGGGTGACTGCAAGGGGGCGTTGCCGATTGTTGCCGATTGTGTTTACGTGTGGAACAGTGCTGTGTCCATAGGAACTTAGTAGAGCATTTATAGTCACATTTTTTACATTCGTAAAAATTCGCATATTTTCGCATATTTTTTGTTGCTAAAATATGCTTGAATAAGCAACAGAAAATATGCTTAAGTTATTTTGCCAAAAAAAGTGATGGTAAGGAACCGAAAAGTTGTGAATTGAAAACCAGAGCATTATGCTCTAAAACGCATTTTCGCGTTTTTTTTTGCAGATCCTTAAAAAGATTTAGAGAAATTGGACATTTATTTTTGTCCTTTTTTCGAAAATGTTTTGGAGAATCTGTGAAATTTTAGTGACATTTTGTTATATAGAATATCCATGGATATAACCATAGTATTTTATATTTTAGAGCATCTTAGGTCGTTGAACATCCCAATTCGTCGGCATTAACCCTAGTAAAGCAGTGCCAAGCGCAATCCATGCGTAATTTATGTTTGAACACGAAAGGGATACCATATAGCGCAATGCAACACAATGAGGCGAATCAGTAAGAAACATGGATTGTATAAATCCATATATACCACTTGGCACGCAAAGGGGCACGTAAATCCTTGGAACAACCCAATGCACGACGAACCAAAGAATGGGAAGCAAGAAGATGATTGTTTTTCTCATTATTTTCATTATTTTCATTATTACGAAGTGTGGTGGTTCAGAGATAATTAGATATTCGCAATTCAATTTTTAACAATAATTGAAATGATAATTAATAAACATTTTAAACATTTTTAATTATTAGAGACCAGTGAAATGGATGCATCTTCCGGCATTGCGAAACCCGACCCCTTTGCGAAGAATTTGTTGGATTGGAGAGATGAGCTCCTTAATGTGCAACCAGCAATTCCGCGACCGGAGCATGATTTTTGTAAGCAGCCTATGGCAGACAAAAAGGTTAAGCAAAACAGAGAGAAAAAGAACGAAGTCTTGAATTATCAATAGAATTGAAATAGAGAACAAGTAATATATTGCTATATAACAACTCGTATGACAGAAAGTCTGGATGTCGCAACATTATTAGCCGCTCTAAAGAATGAAAACAACGAGACAATTATGGATTTGGACCACGAAAAAATCCAACAAGCAAAGGAAACAATGCTTCGGAAGCTTCGCATGTCAAATGAACAGTTTGATTCGATGAATAAATCGCTACAATCATATCGCTATATTGATGAATTACCCGAATTGAATTTCGGTGCGTATGTGCGTTGGATCCCATTAAAGAATGCGACCGTTGCGAAACTCACCACGGGTGGTATGGTATGCGACGTGAAAATCGATGAAGGAATTAATATTGTGTGTAAGAACAATATGAATCGGCATTTCCAGTTTAAAATGGGAGATTGTCTTATCTTTCAGAAGCTATCGAACCAGGAACAGGTTTTGTTGTCGGCTATGAACTATTTAAATGAATAATAGGAATCATTTTTTGCTTCGCTTCCGCCGGGTTATAGCACGTTTCGTTTTCACTAAATTTTTACTGCTATTTTTTTTGGGTACAAATTTAGCCCTTTTCTTACATGTAAAGCCAAAGTTTTTCAGGTTTTTCTTTTTCAACACACTATTCTTACATATGGCAATTGCTCTGGTCTCGTCATTTTGTTTATTACTAGTTTTCCCCACCTTTTTGATACATTTACACAATTTTGTGGCAAGCAAATCCTCGGCCATTTGTTTTAATTTCTGTTTATTGCGTCCATACGTTTTGGTGTCCAACTTATAATATTCTAATATTTTGACATAGTCATTTATGGACAAATCCATCACGGATGTATATATATATAATCGTTATTTTTGTTTTGCGTAGTTATATTATTTTGATTAGTTATATATATTATTTACTTTAGTTATATTCTAAATAAATAATATGTCTAACGGTGTTTCTAAAGATAAAATCGTAGTATTTGATCTGGATGAAACTCTGGGTAATTTTATAGAGCTAGGAATATTTTGGGACGCACTAGAAAACTTTCACGGGCACAAACTTCCAGATCAACACTTTTTCGATATTGTGGATATGTTTCCAGAGTTTTTGCGACCAAACATACTAACAATCCTGAAATTCCTTCTGGACAAAAAGCGAAACGGAAAGTGTAACAGTTTGATGATTTATACAAACAATCAAGGTCCCAAAAGTTGGGCAAGAATGATCAGCAGTTATTTTGATGCCAAATTAGGCGAATCCACATTCGATCGTATTATTGCGGCATTCAAGGTGCGCGGAAAGGTGGTTGAAATTGGTCGAACATCTCACCAGAAAAGTGTGGAGGATTTTTTCCGATGCACGAAGATACAACCGAACGCCCAAATATGTTTTTTGGACGACCAGTATCATCCGCTTATGGAGCATGAGAACGTATTTTATATCAATGTGAAACCATATGTTTATAATATACCCTTTCGTGACATGGCTGAGAAATACTATGATAACTACGATAAAAAAGGTCTGCTAGATAGCAAAGAAGAGTTCGTGAGCACCATTGAGAAGTTCATGAACCGGTATAACTATCGGTGTGTAGACAAAGATGACATCGAACAAGATGTGGATATCATAGTGAGTAAGAAAATATTGCTACATCTTGAGGAGTTCTTCAAGCGCGGGGCAATCGCGACAAAAACAAGAAAGCGTGGCGTTGGAAATTCGCGTCATCCACGTGGCACTAGAAAACATAAGTCGAAACTAACAAAAACACCCAAAACATCGAAAACTACTAAATCATAGTTTTTTAAAACATAGTTAAACACATAGTTAAACACATAATCAAATTTGTATATGACGCTCAATATACGCAAGTGATAGGTTGGTCAATGATGTTGTCAATAGCAAGAATATTGCGGACGAAAACACGACACGGCGTTCGAACGCACTATCCGTTTTACTCAAAGCTTTGGGGGCAATGAACGGATTGAACCGCAACAGGATAAATCCGCACACGTAGTAGGTAAGGAACGAACGCAATCGTATCAAATCGTCCGGTGAAACATAGATGACACCGGTAAGGGCAATCGCAAAAAGAATATAGGAGAAGTACATTCCATAAATGAATAACTTTTGGTGCCAAGATTCGTTTGTCAATGAATACAAGTAACCCAGCATCGTTATTGATGTAAGTATATATATATGCACAGAAAATCGTTAGAAATAAAATGTAAATGTAAAAACACATTTACACTTTATTTTAGAATGGTTCGTTCCGAGTAGATTTCGAGGGTCCGCGCACTACAATCGTTCGCCTTCACGAACTTCGGCATCCAAAAGTATGGAATCGTTTGCGCGGTTCCCGGATACAACGACTCGTAAATGGTGCGGTAATATGTTTGTTCCAATGTTTGTGGCGTGTTGTGTGTCCATGTAGTAGGAACATTGAATTTCATTGATTCAACCTTCTTCTGGATCACTTCAAACCATGATTGTTGGGCCCCAGAAACTCCATCGCTAAATGCCTCCTTGGTTCTCCAAATAATATTTTGCGGTAAAAGACCGGGAGCATTTTCGTCAATTGCTTTCCGTAGTAAGTATTTCTCGCAGCAGCTGTTATTCGCATCCTCATCCCCATCCTCATCTGCCTGCGCATTTGAGTTGGGATTCCGCAATCCGATTGGAAGACTCAAATAATAATCAACAAAACTCTTATCCAAAAATGGCGTTCGTGGTTCAAGTCCATTGGAAGAAATACACCGATCCGAACGAAGCACGTCAAAGGTGTGGATATCCGCCACCAAGCGCCGACACTCCTTATCGAAGGCCAGATTGTTCGGTGCTTTCAAAAGGTATAGGTATCCTCCAGTCACTTCGTCGCTACCATCGCCGTTGAACACGACTTTAGCGTCCGTGTTTTCAGCGATGTATTTGCCGATGAGGTAGTTTCCCACGCTTGCACGCACGGTTGTCGTGTCGTAACTCTCAATCATTTTGATGACCTCGGGGATCGCATCGAACATTTCGTCGGGTCCAAATATGATTTCGGTATGGTCGGTTCCAAGATGATGCGCCACATTTCGTGCTTGCTTCACGTCTTCCGAACCGCTCATTCCAATACAAAATGTCTTCAAACGTCGTTCCGCGTTCGAGTAATATTTGTTCACCAGTGCGGCAATGATGCTGCTATCGAGACCCCCGGATAATAGGCACGCAACCGGACGTTCCGTCGTCCCCAACACCCGTTTCCGAACAGCAGCATCGAGATGGTTGAAAATTCCTTCACGAACACTCTTCTCGTTTACAAGGGGTTTAGGAGGAGAGACCTTGAAAAAACATTTATTCGAAACGTTTTGCTGCCATTCCGAGTTCACAAGAAACGTCTTTGTATAGGAGGAAAAGGTTCCTGGCGTAAATGGTTTGATAGAAAACGTCTTTTGATTCCCGCACATTCTTCGGTTGATGGGGACCGAGCTAATATCGCTTTGGCACCACTTCATTTGTCCAGACGAACCAATAAGAGGAGCAAGCATTTTCACCTCTGAGGCAAAGGCGATGATTCGTTCGGTAGTCACGACGCAATCATTTGCCCCCGCATTTCCCGAACTTCGCGAAGGCACCAATGTACCATCGTTCGTCATGTCGACTTCTAGCACATAAAGCGGGCGGACACCAAAAGGATCTCGGGCCACGTATATCACCGGGTCGGAACTCATGTCGCTTTCATCGAGAATCATCAAGGCAAATACGCCGTCAAGCATTTCCACCGTATACTCGAACCCGTATTTCTTGTACATGCGAATGATGACCTCGCAATCGGAACCGGTCGTCGGCGTAATCCCCATTTCTTCATAGAGTTCCTTGTAATTATAGATTTCGCCGTTGCAAATGAGCGTGACGCCTCCAATATTCATGGGCTGACTCGAGGATGCAGTGAGCCCATTGATGGCAAGTCGCTTGAACCCAAGAACGAGTTTTTCGCTGTAACGCGCCAGTTTGGAGTCTTCTGGTCCACGGTTTGTGCCGTGATTAAACGCCTCCATCACAAGTGTATCATCGAAGGTTTGTTTGTTATTCAGCAGCCCGAATATCCCGCACATTTCACTGTAGTAGGATGATAAATTTCCTTTAGATGTTTCTATAATAATATATGTATAATATAAGCAAATGCAAACCAACGTGACCCCGTATGCGTCCGGAGACTATGAACTTTATGGCGTCGAGAACGGAGCTCGGTGCTGCAATTTACAGAGAAGCGCCGAATTGAACGAGCGTATTTCGGCACGAAATGTTCCGACGACTCCGTTGCAGCCACACTTTAGCATTCGTCCGGTGTCGACCAAGTATGACATGATGTCTATTATCGACCGTCGTGTAGTTCCCACCGTTCCGATTAAGCGTGTCCCTACACACAATGTAAGGGCGAATTTTAATCCAGGAAATGCGCAAGCACCTTGGGAAGGGTTTGCCGCCAATGTGAACGACGAGTCGACGCTGCGCAATCAAATCTTTGCGCTTCAGAATTGTGACAAGGCGGTGTATGTTCCCAATTCAACAAGCGATATGTATGAGGTCCGTCCGTGTGGTCGCAAGGAGGTGCAGACGCATCCAGGCCTGTTCGTGGAGCACGAGTTTGCTCCGTTCAATCCGAATCCTCACCAAGAAAAGGTTGGACGCAGCATGTTTCACAACAGCACTCGCGAACAAATCAAAAATGTTTAGATTATTATATTTTACTGTCTAATAATGTAATGGAATCGGGTAATACGGATGGCGTGACTTTAGAGTATTTATTGAACCCTGTCTATCACACGGGAGTATTCCAATCAAAATATAAACAGGACGCAAAGGATGACCCCGTATCAAATGTGGATGTAAAGTTTTACCGAAAGCGAATAACCGCACTTAGTCGCGATATTATGCGCGGAAACGTTGCAAACAAGATAGTACAAGAAGCGCACGATGAGTATGTGAAAGCAGCCATCCAATATTTCAAAGTGAAAGACAAAACAGAGATTTTACAGAAGGAACATGAGAGTGGTGAGATAAATGTGGAGAGAAAAGGGGAGGACCAATCATTGGATAACAACAAGGATAGCAACTTTGACATAGGTCTGGTGAACAAGGCGTTCTTCGAAGCACCAGAAACGCGTCAACCGCGCCAGACGCTCGACAATTTTGTAACAAGCAAGACGTTGAAGATAGCCGAACCGGTGAAGCATCCGCAAAGACGCCAAATCAATTTGAAGACCAAGGAACTTCGTATGAAAGGGGTGCCGCGAAACAAGAAAGACAAACAGCAAAAGCAAGAGCATAAGCAAAAACAAGAGCAAAAGGAGAAACACACTAATGAGAGAATATAAATAGAAAAATAATGCTTCTCGAAAAATTATCAATACATAGTATAATAGATACATTTGAATTCAATGGGAAAAACCAAAAATATCCCCAAAAAAGCAAGGACCAAAAATACCAAAAATACCAAAAAGACCCAAAAAACAAACAAAAAACCAAATACCAAGGAACATTTCGTCAAGGCAAAATGTGGTGCTGGGAAATCGAATAACGATTTCACATGTTACGACGAGGAAGCGCTCCATAAAATGAAGACGCTTTGGAACGCAAGGCATCCTGATGCCAAAATCGAACAGGATAATGGGAGAGAAATATGGAACAAGTTGAAGGACAACATGGCGCACGTGTGTAATACGGAAAAGTGCTGGCTACGGCAGAATTTTTCAAAGCACAAACTGTCGAAAGATTTGTTATTGTATACGTTTGCCCCAAACGCGCCAGAATCGTGGAAAACCAATCCAAACGAATGGCTTTCGAGCGTCGATATTGAGAAGGTGATGAAGCAGTATGAGGATAAGCACAGCGACTTCGTATTCTTGGGTCCATCGCCGATTGATTTTGACAAACAGCAACGAAACGGAGAATGTGTATGGAAAGAACTATGCGAGTTCAATTTGGAAGAGCAGCTCGCAAATAATAAAACAAAGTTTGGATTTATATTCAATACAGACCCGCATTATTCGAGTGGTTCGCACTGGATATCCATGTTTCTAGATATGAACAAGAACACGCTATTCTTTTTCGATAGCACAGGTGATCGACCCCCGCGAGAGGTGTCCGCATTAATTCGTCGGATTATGTCCCAAGGAAAAGCATCGGGGGTTACCTTGCGAAAAATAATAAACGATAAAGTGCATCAAAATAGCAATACGGAATGTGGTATGTACTGTTTACATATGATAATAAGCATGCTGGAGAACAAACATACGCCATCTTATTTTATGTCAAAGCGAGTGAGTGATTCGGAAATGGAGGATCTCAGACGCATATATTTCAATGAGCATGGTGTATAATGTAAAAATCAAAAATCAAAAAAAATCAAAAACTATCCCAAAATCAATACAAAGATTTGATATCATTTGAATGTAAATGTCGAGTCATATCAAATATGAAGATGGTTTTAATACCCAATCAAACAAGGCAATATTGTGGGATTTGATGTATCAAAATGGAACTTTCAATGCCTTACCGCAAGACACGGTCGAGAAAGTGAAGGAAGTCTTCGAGAATATGGTGAAATCCAACGATGTTGGGGGCGAAGACGTCACGGCCAAAAACAAACGTGTTTTGATGGGTATGAACGAGCATATTCGAACGATAAACACCGCACGTGTTTTGGAACCCAGAATGCCGATCACCTCGGGTGAGTTATCGACGCAACGGCGTATGGAGTTCGACCAAAACTTAAGCAAGCGTCGCGAAGAGTTTGATTCTCTTGGCCAGCGACCCGTTCCCAAAGAAATCGATTTTTCCGATAAATCGGACACGCCAATATCTGGTAGCATGGATAAGATGCTTGAGGATGCGATTGCAAAGAGGGAGCGTGATTTCAAACAAGTGGCAAACAAGCAGCCTCCACCACCAGCACCAGCAGCACCAGCAGCAACACCAGCACCAGCAATGGTCATCCAGCCACAACAAGCCAACGTCGAACTCAAGATAGGAGAAACGATAGAGGATATCGGGATTACAAGTATTCCGGTGATTCAAAGCAACAACAATAACAATAACAATAACAATAAAAATAAAAATAATAATAATAATAATAATAATAAGCGTGTGTCATTTGACGACGAGAATACAGGAATGAATGGCATGGTCCCCGATTCTAGTAAAATAGAACAGGTATATAGAATGATAGAGAAAATGAACAAACAGCAGGAAAAAATAATCACATTGTTAGAAAGTCTTAACAATAAATAAACCAATAAACCAATAAACCAATCATTCATTAACTAGTTCGTATTTTCTCTCTTCGCCTGTTCCACTTACCACCAACTTTCCGATCAATGCCGGGTTTCCTATCTTGTAGCTCTCGAGATCATACACGTTCATCGTTGTTTTATCGAGGGCATAACTATTTTCCCCCATTGTGATTACTTGCGCCTCAAATGTCATTTCGGCTTGATTTTGTTTGGCAACATCATCGGAGTCTTCTTCTTCGAATGCGGGAACATACGCGAACTTCGCCGGGTCATTCGAACCGAATGTGAAACACTTCAGTTGCTCTTTGTCACCAACCTTTGCGTGTAGAGTGCAATCAAAGGAAGATTCTTTTACGGCCCTAAGTATTTCATTCGTCACATCCTCTTTCATAGTGGCAATTTCATAGAGTGTTTCGTCGCTGGTGAATGGCGTGTTTGGAATTCTCTTACTTTTGTCCTTTTTCCGTAACTCTAAGATTTGATCGCTCTTTTTTTGCTCTTCCGTCAAGGTCATAAGGTAGAGGAACACGTCCACCGTCCGCATCTCGATGGGGAGACCCTGGTGACTGCAAATCCGTCGGGCACGCCCAATGACCTGCTGTGTTCGAACTGGATGCCAGTAGGGTTCGGTAATATGGACGTATCGAACATTTTTCAACGAGATACCCTCGGCACCTGATGCGGTAATCATGATGACCTTGATAATATCACCCTCCTTATTATCAGGATGGATTTCCTTCAACTTTTCAGTGATGGAGGAGGGCACATATTGCCACGCACCATTGAAGATATTACGGATGAGCTCCTTTTCCTCGGCCGTTTCAGAGCCGGTGTACAAGACAAACTTGGGTTTTGTCATATCTGCTTCAGAAATGTCAAGGTCCCAGACACCGCCTTTTCTAGTTAGCCTGAATTCTGCGAAACCGTTCGCCTCAAACATCAGTTTCATGATGCCAATGCCTTCCAGCGTTCTAAACTGGCTGTATATGAGATGAAGACCCTTGTGGTCAGCGTCGGTAACGTTTTCTAGAATATTCAAAAACTTAGGACTGTATGTTTGCAGAGCTTTTTTAGTCAAGTATACGTCCTTATTTCTCTCTAGTTCCACAAGGGCTTCCGCAACATTTTCCTTGTATATTTGGTTCAATTTGTCGGCGTCGTTCGTTGTGTTGTTCGTATCGTCGTTGTCAAAAGGCGCTTCGGGGTTCTGTGCTTTTTCTTCCACGGAGAGACCATCCAAATCGTCTTCATCGATCATATCGGTTTCCGAAACACCTTCGTTTTTCCCCGGAAGCGGGCGTCCAATTTGTTCCGGAAACACAAAATTGCAGAACGCACGTGAAAAAATGCGATACGTCGAAACTGTGTCGGCAAAGATTCCGGTATTGGCTGCCATCTGTTTCTTCTTGGTTTTGGCGTTATTTTTCTCCAATCTGCGCTCCTCTTTCCGTGCTTTTTCGTAGACACCCAACTGATAGTCACTCATTTCAACTTTCACAACGCGAAAGTTTTCGGACTTAATGTAACGAGGCATAAGGGATTCCACGTCACGAAAGTAGGAGGACAACCCCAATATACGTTTCTTAAACATGTTCATATTTTTGGTCGTCATTTTGTCGTCAATAAAATAAGAGTTGAACGTTTTCAGATCGTCAGGAAGAGGTTTGTGAAAGGTTACAGAGACATTATTATTCGAGACACTCACCATTTTATCTCTCTTCAATGTGGATTTGATGGACGCCTCAAAATCATTGTCGCTAATTTGCCCGCGGTTGCTTTGCTTCACTCCGCTATGTTTTTGTTTCAAGCTGGTATTCACAAATCCAAACGGATTTCTTGTCAATCGCAATGTGGTAGTGTTCGGATTGTAATCGATGTAATCCATTACGGCTCCGCTTTTGGTTTTGTTATTGAATATGTTTTCAAAATAGCTCTGCGTGATTTTTTCTTTCTTTTCCACTTTGAGTTTGAAAGACCACGTTTTGATGTAGCCGCGTAGCATGTTGAATAATATCGCGATTTCGTTAGGATAGTTAATAATGGGTGTTCCGGAAAGCAGTACGATGCGCGCGTTTTCGGCGCTCATAATGTAATCGTATAAGGCACCAGAAAGGGTGTCTTCGCGTCCTAGTTTGTTCACGATTCGACTCACAAAGTTGTGAGCCTCATCGATGATGACGACTTTGTTATCAAACGGATTTTTGGTTTGACTGTTCGCAACAAGGTTTGCCAACGCGGCTTTGCGAATGCCGTTATAGTTGATGAATTTATACTTTTGAGAAATCATAAGGTTAATTTGTTCATCTACGAATTTTTTATTCGTGGTGGAGAGTGTTTCGAAATTGGGTTCCTTGCTGTTGTTAACGAGCCATGCGCCGCCGTTTTTCTGGATAATATTTGTGGGTAAGGACAGCACGCCGGATAGCGTATTGATCACTTGTGTGTCATTATTGTGCTTTACGAATTCCCAGAACTGATTTTTTTTGTAGATTTCATCGCCGCATTTTTTGAGTTCTTCGATGTAATTCATTCGAAGTGACGCAGGTGTCATGACGATGACTTGTCTTTCTGTTTTCAGTCCTTCTGCAATGGCGATTGAGGAGCATGTTTTACCGGCACCGAGACCATGGAACAAGAGAATTCCGCGATACGGCGAATACTTGGACATGTAATCGCGAACTATTTTTTGGTGTGCCATTGGGGAAAAGGGAGTATTTTCGTCCTTTTCACACGTAGTTTCCGAATCGGCTTGATCAAGTTCCTTCTTGTATCTGGAATATGTGCGGGTAATGAACCCAACGAATTTCTCTCTGTTTGCGAGGTAGTAAGCGTCGGCTTTGATACCAGATGAATCGTCCGCGGCCTTCTTAGCGTTGAGTGTGCGTTGTTCGATGGTTGTATTGCCTATCTTCACGCTACTTTCGGGGAACTTCTTTATGGTAGAGGTCGGTTTTGGTGTCAAACGTTTGGAAGCGGTAGGTTTCGAAACATTATCGGGTTGGACCAGTTTCAGTTTCACCTGTAACTTACGAACGATTC